ATTTTGTTGGGTTGTGATTGTTGAACATTCACAGAAGGCGCAGTAACAACAATTGGTGCTGATGCCAATTGAATTCTTTCTTTTTCCAATTCAGCTGTAGCAGCAGTAACTATCGGCCCCGTTGCCGGTCTTGCTGAAGCTACAGTCATTGTTGGCGTTGCAGATGGTAACTGTAGGGAAGCTAAAGTTAATCCTTCTTTTGCTTTATTTGCACCACCATAAAATGATTCAACACCAGTGCTAACTTGTCCACTCTTCAACATCATTCCCGCCGGCACTGGCAAAGAAGCCCAAACTTTTGATAGTTGATACTGTGCTTTTTCTAAATCACCCTCATTGATTGATTTTGTTGCACCAGACTGTTCGACCAATTTGAGAGCTAATCTATCTTGAACTTCTGGTGTAAACTTTTCATCTTTACTCACAACACCTTGGTCGACCAAACCCTGTAATGTTTTGGGTATTATTTGATAACGACCTGCAGCGAATACTGCGCCTTTTTGTTTTCTCTCTTCAGCATTATCATTTGCATTTGGTGCTCTACTTAATATTTCACCAATGGTCATGTCTGTAAGGTTTTGTCCAATAATATTGGTTGATACACCAGAACCAGAAATTTTTCCACCTGGAGTTCCTTGATTCATGGAGTTATATGGGTCTTTGCTTATCGCCTCACCAGAAGCAATTAAGTCCAACACACCACTCACTGGTGTTGGAGATACATTCGGCGGATTAATTGTGCCACGGCCACCCTCAACTGGACTTGGAGAAACACCTAGTCTGGCCATTCTCCCTTCACTACCCTCAGTCTGCCTAAATCTTCTTGCTTCAGCTGCAGCAAAAGAACCATCATCTGGTACTGGAGTTCTCAATTGTTTTAGTTGGTCTGCTCGTTTTGCAATTTCTTCATTCGTTATTAAATTCGGATTTTTGCCAGCTTGTTCATATTCATCTCTAAGTTGAATTGCTGCTTCATCTCTAAGTGATGCACCAGCAGCTGCAGTTTCAGCAACGATGCCTTGAACTCTTGTTGTTTTGGTAACTTTGTTCAAGATAGGATCATAGCCACCCAATTCTTCTCTTGCGGCCTGTTGCAACTTTGTACTGTTTAATTTTTGTAATTCAGCTTCCTCTTCTGGCGATAAAGCACCTTGCTCTTTTTTCTTAGTAGCAAGTTCCATGTAGCGTTGTTTTTTCTCATCAAATTCTTCACGAAGCATTTTGGCGAGAGCGAATAAACTACCCGCCGCAGCAATTGCTAAAAATATTGGGTTTGTCACTATCATCCCAACCATTTTTATTAAACCTTTTAAAACACTTCCGGTCAAACCTAAAGCTTTCATTAAGTTGTCAACGCTGAAAATAGAAGTGATGCCTTTAAGTAAAAATTCACCTAAGCCACTCAAAGTGCTAGTAATCGCACCGACAATTGTTGATCCTATTTTCAAAAGAGGTGCAAATAAAGGTGCTAAAAATCCTAAAATGCCACTCAGTCCACCCTTCTCTTCAGGTTTAGTTGTTGGTGATGCAGTCGGCATTGTTGCTTTTGCTTTTCCAAACTTAGACTCGTATTCTTTTTCTCTTTCAGAAGCACCTTTGAAAAACATGTCTGCTTTATATGTTGGTTTGACACCTTGAGCTTTGGCCAACTTAGCGATATTTTGCCTCATCAAATTCATGTCTCTGGCCATCGCCGGCAACACTAGAGAATTTTTCGCACTTAGTTGTGTATTGACGGCAACATCATTCATTCTTGAAGCCAAATCATTCATTCTAACATTCATGGCTTCCGTAACCATCGACTCTTTTGTTGGAGTCATAGTTATTTTACTTGTATCGGTACCGCCTGTAGCGCTATAAGCTTTGAACAATGAAGGCAAAACCGTAGCTAAAAATCCTGATTGATTAAAAAATTGTCGAGGATCTATTTTTTCTAGAGCTCGTTTACCTAGTGTTGAAGCAACACCACCGCCTCGAGCTTTCTCCGACTTATAAATTTCTGCTAGTCTAGATTTTTTAGTAGCCATTATCGTGCCTTTTGTTGTGCTTTCAATCTTTCTTTTTCTTCTTCCAAATGTTTAACTAACATGTCTACATAAATTTGTCTTTCCCACGGCAACATACTATCCAGTTCAGTCAAACTATATTTGTGGTGTTGCATCATTGCAAAATTAGTTTGAAAATAGTTCATCAAATTGTCGTGAGAAAGACTTATACGAAAAAATTTTGCAAACCCTCTACAACCAAGTTTTCTTCATACTTACATTTTGGACATTTAAAATTTAACTCTTTTTTAATTTTTGGCATCGTTAAAAAAAAGTTTTGAATTTTTTCCATATCGTCTTGCTGTAAGTTTTCAATAAATTCTATCAATTCTTCTTTTGTGGAGTCTTTAGCATAAAAAAGAGTTTCTTCGTCATAAATGTAATCTATACATTTTGCAATCATTTCAATTGTTTTTTCCATTTGATTTTCTTCAGTCACATTATCAACATCAATACTATTAAAACTTGGATATTTCATTACCACACCAAGTTTATTTGTAATTTCTATTTTATTTGTATGAGATGTTTCTTTAACTGGTTCTATTTCTAAAAGATTCAAATCAAATTGTACCAAACCATTACACTTTTTATCATTCTCAATAATGTTATTGCAATTATATCTGAGAGTGATTGTTTCGCCAACAGATTTAGCTCTTAAATGTAAAAATAGATTTTCAATATCAAATGATGGCAATTCATCTATATTTACTTTTGTTACTAAACAATTATTGAGAATTTGTTTTACGATGCCAATTGTTTCTTTTGGATCATTAGATTCTAAGGCCATCAAAAGAAGTTTTTGTTCTTTAACGAGAAATGGCCTAAATTTTACTTTTTTGCCTGTAGATATTAGTTTCGTTTCATAGACAGGCGTTTCAATTTTTGGCAGAGCCATAATATATCTCCATTAGTTAAAAATTCTTCCAAACAATGTTCCTGCTGGATTGTATAATTTATCTGTGACATTTGTGAGTTTTCTTCCAACCGCATCACCGAATAGCTGAGCTGCAGCCTGAACAAGGTCATAGTTGCCGTTAAAGAGCACTTTATATCGTTGATATGCAAACTGAACAGAAAGGCGATGAAAACCCTCTTCCGACCATGCGAGTGGTTGTGCAGCGATGCCAATTGGAAAAGCATCAATCAATTCAACTGCATAAATTTGGCGAATAAACTCATCGTACTGAATAATTTTGATGTTTGTTAAGTATCTTGAGTTATTGCCTTTTGGATAACGCAAGTTGTTTGTGTCTGATGGCATAATAGAATCGGTCCATTTTTCAAACAACTTACGCTCATAGAATTCGTTAGTGCAAATAAAATTTAATGTGGTGTCATTGTATTGTGTTTGATATGGCACTTTAAAAGTTGGGCCATAAATCTTAGCGTCTGCGGTCACCAATGTTTTACCTGGCAGTTCAGCACTTTCACATTGAAGTGCTAGATAGCGTGACAACGATGGATTGTCGCTGCGTGATTGAGCGTCTTGTGTTCCGCCACGAATAATATCCGTAATATCAGCCACCAAAACATTAGGTAAGTTTACTAATTTTTCTAAAAATGAATTGCCAACAAATTGATTAATGTATTGTGGAATTGGCACAATGACTTCAAATCGTGAGGGTTTAGCAAAACCTTCTTTGGCATTGACATTAGATAAGAATGCTTGTGGTGAAAATGACATTAAAATTTCTCTCTAGATTCGGCGTATACTTTACTTGTTGAGGCTTTAGCGAATGATTCCATTGGCAACAAAGCGGCAATGTCCCACTCATCAGCGCTAATTTCTAAAAACCTGGATTCGACATGATTGAACAAGTATCGTTTAATACAAGGTTTAACTTCATAAATCTTACTTGCTCGTGAAAGTAAATCATAGGTCAATCTAAGTTTTGTTGTCTTATCAAACTTATCATTGTTTGCAAATTCACTCAATTTATCCAAGAGAACGATACGTTGCCTTGGGTGAATATAATGTAAATTCAACCCTAAAAATCCATCGTCATATTGTTCTATGGGTAAGACCAGTGGGAACCTGTCGTAATATGGCAACTTATCTTTCGTTTTTGGATCGTAAAAGTAAAAGTACATACGACCAATTATGGCATTATTTTTTAATCTTTGTCGATCCGCAAAAAGTGCTTGCCGAGTGGGCTTCAGTGTGGGTATTTTGGCACGTAGCCATGCTCGTGCCTGATTAGTGCGAGTGTTCAAACCTTCTTTTGCAAGGGAACTTTTAATACGGTCGAGTAAATAAGCCATGTTGTATTTAGGTGAATTGCTAAGATTACCTGTCAGTCACTGGTTTCAGAGCATAAGTATTGGTGTCCGCTTTTAAATAATACCTAAGTTCTTCTCCGTTAGAATCCTGAATTCCCATCCACGATCCTTACAGAACTCAGTAGCCGCCTTCCACTTAGACTGATTGATGGTGTAAGTGATGTATTCATTGATGAACTTCTGTGTTTTTCTCTTACGAACCGGTTGTTTTGTTTGATACTCTGGTTTGACTTCAATCACATGGGTCATTACAGTTCCGTCTTTGCGCTTCACTTTGACGATGAAATCTGGAAAGTATCGGTGGATCTTGTTATCCACGGGGTTGTAATACTTAATCGCCAATTCTTCGGAAGACCAGTAAACAACACTATCACTCTGGTCTAGCCAATCCATGACTTTTCTTTCCCAAGTAGATCGCCAGATGATGTTGTTTGAATCACCGGCGTATTTCTTGGGATGTTTGGGTATAAATCTTCCTTTATATGACATAAATACTATTTATTTTACATAGGAAAACTATGGCATTATTCTCTTTCGCAGACCTGCGTTTTAAAACGGCAACAAGACAGGGTTTTGGCGCAAACGATAGGCTGTTGGGTAATAAGACATATAATTACGATATAGCTCGATATCCGATAGACATTGGAAGTGCGGATAAGGGTCATTATATGGTCATACACATCAACACACAACGTAGAACACAGTTTAACGCTACTGAAGTGTATGGTGATGAACCAACAATCATTCGTAATAGAAGAGAAAATGGTGCACCGACTATCTATTCAAATGTTGGAAACATTTTTAACGCTGCAAATTCGTTGTCAAGTGGAAGACTAGGCGGTTTTGTTAACAAATTAACACAATATTCAAATATTGCCGGCGGCGCCAGTGGCCAAGATATTATTACATCTGGAGCAAGAACAATCAAACGAACAACTGAAACGATTGCTCTTTACATGCCAGATACATTGAATTT